ATAATAAAAACATATTGACTTTCAAAAAGTGGTATGATAGTATTAGATCAACAGAAGAGCACAAGTAAAATTGGTAAGTCTAGCTGTTTTTATGTGACATTTGTAGAAGGGTATTCGTTTTGAAGTAAAGCCAGCTACGCAATAAGTGATTTTAAAAAAGATTGGATATTGTTTATCCAATCTTTTTTATTATAAACAACGAAGAGCAGGACTAATCTCCTGCTCTTTTACATTATAGTAAATTTTTAGATTAAGGAAGTGATAATATAGATAATAATACAAGTGGAACAATAGGAACTTGGAAGATAATTTCAAGTACTATTCAATGTGGTGAGATATTTTGTAAAAAAGATAGCGAATGTTACACAATGATATTAAATGATATTCGTGATAAATTATTTTTTAGAAAATATCCATTTTTAAAAATATTTTATATTTATGTAAAACACTGGACTTTAATATTAAAGTATACAATGATGATATATTAAGAGGGTTATATTTCAAACCCTCTTATTAATATATTCTCACTACTCTTCTATCATCTTCCCTTATCTAAAAATCACTCCTACAATTATTACAATGCCATTGTTTCTTAACCTTTTGTGAGAAGATACCGAACATTGCTACTGATGTTGCTTTTGATACTCCTGATATCTTCTTACAATTTGTACTATTACAATATGGACAATGAACTTTATTTAACCATTCCTGTGCCTGTGCATTGGCGGCGGCGATTTGCTGTGGAGTTAGGTCGGGGAAAAATGGGTTGGTTTTTTTTGAACCATAATCTTTTTTTAATTCATACCATATCTTAATTACATCTTCATAAGAAGAATTTGTGAGTTTTTGAATAAATTCAATTCCATCTTGATCTAATTCTCCTGCAATATCAACAAGAATTTCTGTACAATTAGAATTTCCTAATTTTATTTCATTAT